TTACCCGTGTAAGCAGGAACAGTAAAAGTAACAGTTGCCTGTGCATCACCTGCAGTTGCAGATACACTCGTAGGCTGGCCAGGTGCGCGGCCTGATTGTGATGCGCTACTGCCTAGTATAGGCATTTAGCTTATCCTACTCGCCCGAGGTAATTTCTACCCATGAAATTGAAGCTTCATCCCATGAGTACTCATTGCCATCTGTAGGATAGGCAACTGGTGCTTCCCAGTCGTTATCTGCATTAAGTATCCATGAAGAGTATGGTTTTGGCAAGGTAAACTTTGTTCCATCCCAGGTTCCGCCAATTGCAGCCTTAGGCTCCTCGTGCGCGGATACGATGTGATCAAGCGCAAACTCATTTTTGAAGTGAGTAAGCAATTCCTCTGAAGGACTATCAAATACGGCGATGTTTACAACATCACCATTTTTAACGAAAGCGTAGTTAGTCTCAGCCATGGCTTCTCCTTGTTATAGAAAGACTAAGCCTATTTTATACCAACTAAAAAATTATGAGTAGTCTTTGTCCTGTCTAAACTTACGCTTATAAGAATCAAAGAAGCTTGATCGAAGTTGCTGGCTAATCGCAGCCTGGTCCTCAAGCTCTTCCTTATCGCCTACCTTTACCTCCCATGACTCACGGTTGATAGGTATTACCTGCACCATTGGAGTTCCCGCTGGAATTAGTCCTTCAAATGTAACGTCATTTAGCGTGAATGGAAAGTTGGTTGGTGAAAAGTATTGATCGGTATCAACTATACCCGGAAGAATAGTGAAAGGCTGATTTTCTCTGTGCATAGGCGCCATGAAAAGAATTGACCAGTTCTCTGGGGTGCGAATTGACCAAGGGTTAATCCACTTAGGAAAAGGCGCGCCATTTACCGCTGGATGAAGTGGTGCCTGCTCAATAGGGTGAAATTGAATCGGTCCAGCACTTGGCCACTCATACCAAGGAGCTCCATCTTTCTGCGAGACATACACGTCCACGTATGTTGTAAGGATATAACCTGCGGTGATCGCATCAAATACAGGCATGCATCTTTTTATTGTTGCCGAGGTGTTTCCCTCTCCAGTTGGCTTTTTCTCACCGGAGATATAGGAGTCAGTTTTCTTGTACCACTCCGGAATCATTGTGCGAGCGGGCTGCGGCTCATATAGAGAAAGGTCAATACCAAACGTATTTGTGAACGTGATTATCTGAGTCATAGGAGGACTGTATCATAATATAGAATAGATACTATGCTTACGTTAGATGACATCTGCAAGGTCCTTCACCTTGACTGCTATGGACCATGGCACCTTGAGGATCATTACTTTTATCGCAACGAGGAGACCCATCACCATAACCAGCACATGGATATGGCCAAGAAGCTTTACCTTGCCATCAACTACGGTATGAACAAGGTCAATGACTCCTACGTGTTTAAGGACTAAGTAAGAAAGAATCTACCTTTGATATGATCTCCTTGACCCAAGGAGACCAATGAAGAAGATCTTATCCCCACTTGCGGTGATAGTTTTAGCCCTAACACTTTCTGCCTGCAACTTTGACGGAAAGTTCCGCTACCCATGTCAGGACCCAGCTAACTGGGAAAAGGACGAGTGTAAGCCACCAATTTGCACTGTAAACGGTGCGTGTCCTGAGGATCTCGTTGGAGACCTTATAAATCGGGATAACGTGAGCGGCGATACTATTGACGAGTCAATAACGGGAGAAGGTTTAGATGAGTAAACAACGATATACGTCCGCTGAGTTAGATGCGCGACTTAAATTTACGCTAGGCTTTATTTTAGGTCTTATTCTTCTTTGCACCGCGATTGGAATTCTCTACGCGCTTATATTTGTAACACAACCCGTGAATGCACAGTCTGAAAACGACAAGATGTTCTTTAACGTCTTAGGATCTATTGCTACCTTTATCACCGGAACACTTGCGGGTATTCTTATTGGATCAAAAGGTGGAGATACCTCAATTGCATCCTCACCTGAGGAGCAGCCACCTGTAGTTGTCGACGAAACTCCAGTTTCACCAACACCAGACGATGCTAAGGCAGCTGCAGAGGCAGAGTCTGCAACTCAAGGAAAGCCAAACTCACAGATGCCAGACGAGCAACCAATTGACGAAGACTGGGATAAGGAGGACTAATTATGTGCGCAACATGCGGATGTCGTAAGAAACCAAAACCAAAACCATCGAAAGGTAGATAATGGCTGACAAAAACGGAGACGGAATTGTTTATCATCGCTCAGATTGTAGTCTTGGTTATGTAAGATGGTATGGAGCAGGTGGTGACTGGTCTGGTTCAACATGTGAAACATGGGGACTTAATGATAAAGCACTGCAGTACATTCACGACCACCCTGAGATAAACCACAGAGCTGAAGATATTTGGGCAATGGAGTGGAACGATGTCGTTATGCCAGTACTTAAAGAAGGTTATGAGAAAGTAGAAGCGGGCGTAATTGATGCATATAACTGGGTGGATGCAAACGCTTGCAACCTAGCAGTAACCGCGGCAATTTCTGCAGGGGCTGTTGCTCTCTTTACACCAGCGCAACCTCAAGGCGCTGCAACATCAACTACTCTATCTCTTATGGCACAACCAGTTCTCTGGGCTACAGACAAAGCACTAAAGGTAGCCGTGGTAGCGGGAATGAGTACAGTCATAAAAGATGCATTTTTACTCATACCAGAGGTTGCAAACAGTATTGACGAGACGCTGCTATACAACATAATTTCAAATTGTTTGGCTGTAAGCCTGGATTCAGCAGAACTTTGGGCAACACCAGCAGGTGTTGGTCTTGCAATTGCAGCAGCATTTGCACCTGTTATCGCAGATTTGATTTGTACAAAAACCTGCCCTGAAGGATTCACGAAAGCGTTTGGTGCGTAATGGCAGAGCAAGGAACAGCAGCTCGTCTTATTGAAGTTGCCAAGGAAGAGATTGGGACCATTGAGGGTCCCAAGGACAACGAAACAAAGTACGGTGCTTTTACCAAGGCTAACTTCCAGCCGTGGTGTGGGTCTTTTGTCATGTGGTGTGGAAATGAAGCTGGAGTAAAGATTCCAAACACTGTCTACACTCCAGGTGGAGCTGCCGCGTTTAAGAAAGCTGGTCGTTGGTATGACGCACAGATCTGTGATCCAGATCCTGGCGACATTGCGTACTTTGACTTTCCAGGTGACGGCGTTGATCGCATCTCACACGTTGGTATCGTTATCAAGGACAACGAGGATGGAACTGTTTGGTGCATTGAAGGCAACACCTCAGGTGATCCTAAAAAGAGTCAGCGTAACGGCGGCGAGGTTGTAAAGAAGCTGCGTGCCTATAAGAAGAACAAGGCAAACGTTCAAATCTCGATCGTTGGCTTTGGTCGTCCTAAGTTTAAGGGTGAAGGTGCAAAGGCTGATGCTCCAGCTGCTGCTCCTGAAAAGAAAACCTGTAATGCATGTGGACAGGAAATCAAGTAGTTGTACACATATAGAGTTCGTAAGGTACACAAGATCGTTGATGGCGACACCATTGACGTTGATATTGATCTAGGATTTAATGTCTCCTTTTATCAGCGTGTGCGCCTTGCGGGTATTGACACTCCTGAGTCTAGAACTAAGGATGCTTATGAAAAGGAACTTGGCCTTGAGGTAAAGAAAAAACTCGGCGAGTATCTTGCTAATGCCAAGGACATTGTTATTAAAACTGAGAAGCCGGACTCGACTGAGAAATACGGTCGCATTCTTGGTTGGTTATACATTGACAATCAAGAGCAGTCAATTAACCACGCGCTCATTGCATCAGGTTATGCTTGGGAGTATATGGGTGATGCTAAGGTTAAAGACTTTGATCTTTTAAAGAAGCGTCGCGAAAAGGCAGCTAAGTAATGTCAGGAACTATTAAGAAAATACGTAAGCATCCCTTTAATAACACGCAAATTAAAGATGGAAAGATAGTTCGTCTAAACAAGAACGGCACACTTCGTGCGGTGTTAGACGATTATAAGGTCAATCACAAGAAGTAGTTGCTAACCGCAGCGGACGCTACTCAAGGAATGTCCTAAAGACATACTCGTCTATCGACCTTCCACTCAATGTTTACCCTTCGCCACGGCTAGCTTCATCTAATGCAGATGGAGTGGATGGCAGTTGTACGTCGTACCCAGGACGGTAACTTGTTCTCTCAGACTCACGTGCGTTAACTACCCGCCTTACATGCTGGGCACAAGCTCAATGCTATTATATCAGGATTGATTTTATTGCTGTTTTAAGGTGTTTACCCAATCAACTATCGCCTCAAGAGATAGGTCCATCATTCCGTCTTCGCCGATGAGTTCCTCAAGACGTTCTATAGCTGGAGCAAGTTCCTCCTTGGTAAGACCTGTTTCTCGAGCAATATGCTCTTCCATAAGTCTCATCAAATCACCTAAGAAGTCCAACGGCACGAGCGCCAGTCTTTCCTCCTCAAGGAACTTATTTAGAGCATCATCGTCTCTTCCGTACTCAGGGTCTAGATCCTCGTCATCGAACATGCGTAAATATTATCTTACAATACTTGCGGTGATAGTTTTACGTTAGTTACAGCTTAAACTAAGTTACTTCTGAGTAAGGCACCAGGAAGTCCTACTAAGAAGTCTCCAGCTTGTGATAGATTACGACCCTACAGGTAAGGTAGGGGAAAATGTCAGCTGGCGTTCACAACATCAAGGCCGAGAAGGGTGCAACCTTCTCTCAGACCTTCACCTGGAAGATTGATTCAAATCCGGTCAACCTAACAAGTTACACTGCTCGCATAAAGGTTCGCGATTCTAAGAGAGCACCTAGCGTGAACCAAGTCCTTTCTCTAACATCCGCTGCGGGAGGAGGGATTACATTAGGCGGATCCGCTGGAACAATCACGGCAATAATCGCGGCGACGACTATGGATAATATCGTTGCAGGTAAATACGTTTATGACCTGGAGCTTGAAGCTTCAAATGGGACGGTAACACGTCTTCTTAAAGGATCATTCACCGTCTATGACGAGGTGACATATTGACAGATCCTACAAGTATTGTTTATATCACCAACCCCTTAACAACTGTCACAGTAGACGAGGCTCCTGACACCGTAGTTGAGATTTCATTAACTGAAACAACTGTCACGGCTGTAACTGAGTCTGACATCACAGTTGAAACAACCACGTCTCCTATATCTGTTGTTGTAGTTGCTGAGCCACTTATCACAGTTGAAACAACCACAAATGATGTTGAGGTAGTAATATCAAATTTGCAAGGTCCTCAAGGAGGAGTTGGTCCCACAGGTGTAACAGGTCCAACTGGTATTCAAGGAGTAACTGGTCCCGCTGGCGCTCCCACTGGGCAAACTGGTGCAACAGGTAACACCGGTCCCACAGGTCAGGCTGGTGCAGTTGGCGCAACTGGCTCACAAGGTAACACTGGCGCAACAGGTGCGGTTGGGCAAACTGGTATTACAGGTGAGCAAGGTATTCAAGGAAACGTTGGCGCAACTGGCTTAACGGGTCCAATTGGCGCTCGCGGTTTCACAGGTAACACTGGTGTAACTGGTGAGCAAGGCATTCAAGGAAGTTACGGTGAGACTGGAGCAACAGGCTCACAAGGAGATCAAGGTCCACAAGGCATAACTGGTAATACTGGTATTACAGGTTTACAAGGTAACACTGGTAATACTGGTGCAGCTGGCTTACAAGGTATTCAAGGCATAACAGGCGTGACAGGAAGTACTGGATCTCAAGGAAACACTGGCGTCACTGGTGCACAAGGCGAGCAAGGTATTCAAGGCATAATAGGTCAAACAGGTTTAACTGGTAACACTGGTGCAGCTGGTGAGACTGGCGCTATCGGACAAACAGGAAGTATAGGAGCTACAGGTGAGCAAGGACAAATTGGATCTACAGGTATTACTGGAAGCACAGGCGCAACGGGAGCAGTTGGACAAACTGGATCTCAAGGAGATGTGGGAGCAACTGGACAAGCTGGTTCCACTGGACCTACAGGACTAGTAGGAAACACTGGTGTCACTGGTCCAACTGGTGAAGTTGGAAATACTGGCGCAGTCGGTGAAACTGGAGCTACTGGTGTTCAAGGAATTCAAGGTGAAGTTGGCATAACTGGCGCTACTGGCCAAACAGGCGTGACAGGCGCAACTGGTGAAGTTGGCGCAACGGGAGCAGTTGGACAAACTGGATCTCAAGGAGATGTGGGAGCAACTGGACAAGCTGGTTCCACTGGACCTACAGGAGTAACTGGTCAAACAGGCGTAACTGGTTTACAAGGTAGTACTGGAAACACAGGTCTTACAGGCATAACAGGAGAGCAAGGTGTAACTGGTAATACTGGCGCAGTTGGCAATACTGGTGTAACTGGCTCAACAGGTCCGACAGGCGATGAAGGCCAATTTAGCATCGTTGATGCAGTTCCACCAACAGGTGTAAGTGGGGCTGCTTGGTTTAACGCAAATGACGGTGCGGTGTACGTTTACTACGACGGCGTATGGGTAGAAGCTGTTGGTGGTAACATCGGGCCGGTAGGAAATACTGGGTTAACTGGTGCTACTGGCGCAACAGGTGCAGTTGGTGCAACAGGCGCAACAGGCGCGGGAGTAGCTGGAGCAACAGGAGCGACTGGCCCTACTGGCGCTACAGGTTCTGCTGCTACCGCAGGTTCATGGACTATTACCACAGGCACGAACACTTACAGTTTTACAGTTCCAAGTGGTGGCACATACTCCATGTGGGTCAGGGGAAATATACCTAACGGTATTATAGTTTGGAATGCTACAGCCACTGTGACAAATGCTAATGTAGCAGCAATAGGATATCAATATGCTTGGAACTATACGGGTGGTGGAAGTCCTATTTCAATAACTGCCATACCTAATCAGATTAAAGGAGTAGCAGGTACGATTAGTACAGATGCTACGTATGCGGGAACTAGTAGTAATACGTTTGATTTTACAATTGCCAACACCAGTGGCGCATCGCAGACCATTTATTACGGATATACTACTATTTAATAGTTAGTAGCAAACCCTTTTATACCGCCTAAAGACGCCTTAAAAGCATACACCCTTCAACTTAAGGGTTAATAGCAGTTTTCTTCTCATGTCTGTTTGTAAGAATTGTACATTAGAACGGACAAAGTATTATATCTGCAACAAATGTACATGCGGTATTTTATACATTTCTAGCCATTTATAGTATGATGTCTTAATGGAGCTTGATGACAAGATAGCCCTTCTTTATGCACGTGTGTCTACATCTATGCAGGTTCAAGACGGAATCTCGCTGGAGGTTCAAGAGCGCACGTTACGTCAGGCAGCAGAGCTTGCAGGGTATAAAAATGTACAACTGATACGCGAGGAAGGCCGCTCTGGCAAGTCAATTAAGGGTCGCCCTGTCCTTCGTAAGGCACTTACAGACCTAGAGTTAGGTAAAGCCCATGCGTTATTTGTTACCCGCCTAGATCGCCTATCTCGCTCAACGCAGGACTTTCTATCTATCATTGACCACTCTAAGACGTATGACTGGCGACTAGTTCTTCTTGATCTTAATCTCGATACGTCCTCGTATCAATCACGATTCGTCGTCACAATCATGTCCGCTCTTGCTGAGATGGAAAGATCTATCATCTCCGAGCGTCAGAAGGACGTTCACTCTTACAGACGCTCAACAGGCAAAGTGTGGGGAGTAGATCTTGGCCCTAAGAAAAGAATCCCACAAGATGTGTTAGATCGCATATACGCTGAAAGAGAAGCAGGAACGTCTATGAACGGCACAGCTAGAATATTAAACGCTGAAGGCATCCCTGCTGCGTATGGCGGGAAGTGGTCTGCGTCTAGTATTAAGTATATTCTTGATCGCAAGTAGACTTTTCCATAGCAAGATAAAATAGCAAAATGGCTCGTTTGATTGGAATTGCGTCATCACATGGAATGTCACTTCGTATTCTTCTTTCTATATCAGTAAATGGTGCTGGATATTTGGCAGGTCCAAGAAAAGACGGTGCTGGATACGCAAGTGCAAGAATTGAAAAATTTAACTTTGTTACGGAGTCAAGAACAACAATCTCTGCAACCATGCCAAGTTCACAGCTGGGCGCTACAGCTGGTTTTGGAGATGCAACAACTGCTGGGTATTTTGCAGGTGGTATTGATTATCCGTCAGTCTACAATACAACGCAAAAACTAACTTACTCTGGAGAGACTAGAAGTCAGATAGGAAGTACTTTCACTACTGCTAGATTTAATAATAAAGGTTTTGGAAACACTTCTGGAACTAATGGTTATATGGCAGGTGGACAAGACTTGTCAAGTTTTTACACTACTTCTCGCAAGCTTGCCTTTTCAAATGAAACATGGAGTGATATTGGCGCAGTCCTTTCAGCTAACAGATCAGGCGCTGGAACTGCAGCAAACGCATCTGTTGCAGGGTATTTTTGCGGTGGGTATAACGGATCAGTATCAATAAGTAGTATAGATAAGCTTTCTTTTTCTAGTGAAACAATGTCTACCCTAGCTTCGTCAATGCCTGCAGCGTTTGATAATGCTGGAATGATGAGCAATACTGCTTCAGCAGGGTATATTGTTGGAGGACAACAGACTGGCATATTCAAAATTGCTTATGCTACTGACACAATTTCTACTTTAAGTGCAACAATGCCATACAAAAACACATTCTCTGCGTACTGGAGCTGCCCAACGAACTACGCTGCGGTTGCTGGAGCGCGTCTTGATCCGTACCCAGACGTGACAAATGCTATTCAAAAGATTGACTATAGTACTGAAACAAGAACAGCATTTGGAGCAACCTTAGAAGCAGGTGGTGAAACTAGCCACTATGGAGTTTCAAATGCTTTGTTAGGAGCATAGTGAGTAATTTAGTTCCATTAGAACCAAATCATCCAATTTTTGATGCTTTGATGGAAATACAAAAACCAAGGTCTAGATTTCAACTAGAAGCATTTGTAGCAGGACAACACGATACCGATGAGCAAAAGTATAAGCAAGTACTATTAGAAATACAGTCTTTGATTTATTCTATAAAACATGCGGCATTGGACATAAAAAAGATGAATATAGAAGCTGAAAGACTTCGTTCTACTGGTGACGAAATAGATGCTATTGAAGCAGAAAAGAAAGAATTATCTATAGAACAAAGCAGTCTTGTTTTTAAGGGGGCACAAAGAGAACTAGCAGATTTAATAGAAATGTGGGAAGCTTTTCCTCATAAGTACACATACGAAGAAATTGAAAAAAACCAACCCGCGTACTGGGAGTCTAGACTAGTTCGTCAAGCGCAGTTAGAGGCAATTGGATCTCAAGGAAAAATTGGATGGGCTGCACTAGACTCATTAAGACAAATAGGCAGACTAAACGTAGAAGAAGAACTGTCAAATATGCTTGAACAACAAAAGGAGCTGTAATGACTACTGACTATCCAATGAGTGGCGCTATCATAGGCAAAGATCCTATAGTGTATAAAGGAAATAGGTTTATTTGGAATGAAGATCTTAATAAATGGGAACTAGAAGAAAAGTAACTAACTAGCAGCTCTCAAGGCGTCTGCCAAGGCTAAGCTTATCGCAGGACAGGCGTTAACTGCTGAGGAAGCGGACGTACTCGTTTTATAAATTAAAGAGCCAGACAAGCAAGTATAAATACTCACTGTCTGGCTCAAGCTCTAGCCTCTCTCCCCTGACAAGCTAAAACGTTTTATTACTATATAACTAAAGTGGAGTCTTGTAAATTCCTACGGGCGGGCAAACCTTGAGGCTACGCCCCAGTCTACTTCTCCAGATTGCACAACGCGTGGAACTAGCGCTCGTCCTTTAATCTCTGCCTTTGATCCTAAACCTGAAACCTGCATGCCTCTATCACTTATCTTGCGTTGAAATGCAATTTGTGTCATCGGGCGCTCGCCGCGTTCCTCGGACCATGCGCGATACACTGCATATAAAGCCTTAACTGGTAAGCTAGTGCCTTCCGCCTCCTTGGTTTCCTCATTTAAGAAGATACCAATGCGATCCTCGTTCTTTCTGTATATCTCGCTTGCCTCGGAGACTGCCTTACATGTTCCAAGCGCATCTCGTGCAGATGAGCCAAGCAGTTTAATTGCGCCCTCAACTGCCCATGATAAAACAGCAGGCAAGGCGCCTTCAGGATCAAAGATGTAGTGCTTTAACTCTGGGTCTGGATTCTCCGGAACATTTAACAACGGAACAGGGCGAATACGACGCCACATTGCGTCATCGTTAATTATAGGACGGTGATTAGTTGTAACCCACAGTTTAGCTCTTGATGAGAACGTGAATGGTTTTTCACCAGGTGAACGTGCGGAGATTTCGCTTGATCCTGTAAGTTTCTTAACTGAGTTTTCCTTAAGTCTTTCTGACTCTGGCAATTCGTCAACCCAAACAAGACGACGACCACGCAACTCTGCCCAGTGATAAAGATCTGAGCTTGATGACATACCGTCACCTTGTGCAAGAATTGACGAGTCCAATGGCCAAGCGTATTGCTGTGTGCCCATTGCCTTTACCAAAGCTTCAACAAGCGTGTTTTTACCAGAGCCAGATGGGCCATAAACTAAGAACATTACGTCATAAGTTCTTAAACCTGTAAGTGAGTAGCCTGCTGCACGTTGTAACCAATCTTGTAATTCCTTATCTCCTCCTGTTGCAAAGTCCAAGAATTGTTCCCACTTAACGTTTCTCATTCCTGGTGTGTATGCAACTGGCGCTCGTCTCGTGATGTACAAATCAGGACGGCCTTTAAGAAGTTCTCCAGTGCGTAAGTCAATAACACCATTTATAACCCCAAGCAGCGTTTCATCTGAGTCCCAGTTTTCTACACCAACTAAAACACGTGGATCAGATGTTGCGTTTTCAATTGAGCCTGCAATACGTGAATTTGACTTTGCCTGTAACGCCCAACGCATTACCTCTGCTTGCTTATCTGCATCTTCGTAATTTACAACCTCTGACGCAATAACTGGTGATAGCTTCTTTGCAAGTTCCTGCATCTCTAAGTTTTCAACGTCAGGTTTCCAATATCCACCGTCCCAGTGAAACCAACCAAGACCAGGAGTGTAGCGCACAGCTGGACCAAATGAATCTACAAGACGACGACCATTACCTGTATCAGTTAATGTTCTTTTACCAGGTTCGCCACCTTCGTTATCGTTTACAGAGTCAACGTCGCGTGGAACGTCAATCTTTGTAAGATCAGACGCACTTGAACTTGAGTCACCATCAGATATAGACTGGTAAACACTTCCTCCAATGGTTCCTGGCATCTTATATGTCTCAGTTGATTCAACTGCCTTTTGAGCTGCCTTTGTAAGCTTATCGCGAGTTTCCTCTTGAGATTTTTGTGCCCATTCATTAAGTCCTGGCCAAAGTCTTTCAGTTTTTGGGTTTTCTATAACAAATGTAATAGCACGACGAACGTGCATTAACAATCCTCCAGGTCCTTCAAGCTCTAGCGGAGGCCTAACCTTTTCTGCGTTAAATCGAATCATCATTGTTTCAACTGCAAGGCGTCCTGCCTCAGTGTTTACTGGAAACTTATTTGCAAGCGCACAAGCCATGCGAAATATGTCTACCGCGCGAGAGCCTTCATCGATTCCTTCTTCAAGAAGCTTATCAACGTCAACACGCTCGCCACCAAAATCTAAATTATCTAAGAAACTCCAGTCGCCTTCGCCTAAGGAATTTGCAGAGCGTCTGCCTTTCTTACGAAGAGAGACAAGTAACTCCTCAGGAGCCTGTGCCATTTCAATTTCCCAAGGCGCCTTTCCTAAAACCCAGTCGTAACACACACCTGAAAAGTGTCTTGATGGAGCAATTAAGACATATCCGTTGTGCTTAATATCAATTCCATTAAGACCAGATTTTTTAAGATTTCCAACAAGCGCTTCGTTTTCATCGCACTTGTAAAATAAGTGACGACCTCTTAAAACCTTTCCGCCACCGATTGTGTACTCACCCGTGATTGCCTCAACGGTTGGAGGAAGCGCGCCTTCTACAAGTTGTTCAAACTTTTCAAATGAATCAGGCCCGCCAGAGCGTGGATCAATGTCAATTACAAAGAATCCACTTGATTTACACATTACACCAATGTTCATCTGTGAATCTTTTTCCCACCACTTATTTACAGTGTCAGGATCATTAGTTGCAAACTTGTTCCACTCAGGGAGCGACGGGTGCTTACCAACGTCCTTTGGCTCAGAGTGAGTCCCTCCACATGTGCAACGTCCACCAACAATTCCATAGCAAGGTAGAAGTTGCCAACCGTTTTTAGCGTACCATGTTGCGGCAGGTCCTAGGCGTCCTTCTGCTGATTCCCAGCTACTCATAGAGACACCTCGGCTAGCATCTTTTTGTCGCTCTCCTATCAAAAACTATTACGTAACAACACTTTTATTGTGAATCTGTAATCATATCACTTTTTTGTCGTAGTTGTTATCGGGCGACTATAAACGGTCTATATTCATAAGTACACCACATTTATAATCTTTTATAAACTCAACTATATTGATATACAATTAACCATTGCTTACGGCTGGAAGGGTTGAGAATTATGCAGGACTTTGTCTCACAGTTTGGCATGGCTGTAGCCTTTATCGGCGGCGCTTCCGCAGTGGCTGGTCTTCTTTTTACCCTATATAAGGTAGTTAAAAGAATTGACGCGGCGATTGGCATAGATGACGCAGGAAGAACGATCTCAGACCGCATGGACCGCGTTGAATATCAACTTTGGGAAAATAGTGGCGAGTCCCTAAAGGATCAAGTTAACCAAATCGAGAAGCATGCAATTCAAACTGCAACCGAGGTAGGTTTTATCAAGCAGGTACTGTTGCAGCTGCTTCAAATGCCAGATATGCAGTCTCCTGAGCCAGAAACTCCAAAAACACGTAAAAAGAAAACAAAAGCTGCTTAAAGTAAAGCAGTTTTACTTTTATCCTGTTTTTTATATTAAAGTACCTTAGCATAGAGGTTGAAGGCAACGATACCGGCAAGATTGATAAAAACTTTTTTGCCTAAGTTGTTTACTATTCTCGAGTTATAGTTTATAGTATCTCCTAACACGCCACTTCTCATCAGCGTGTAACTGGAGATAACATGTCGCTGTCGGACCGACTGCAGGAGGCCGCAAGCTCAAATCGCCCTGGATTACCTTGTCGTTTAGGGTCATTGATGCGAGGAGACGAGCTTCCTAAAAACGAAAAAGAATATCTTGAAAAAATTTTAGATGTAGAGCTTGGTGACCCAAAGCGGGTTCCAACCACTGCGGTTGCTGAAGCCTTAAAACAGGAAGGCTACATAATTAGTGTAGCCGCGGTTCAACGTCATCGCCGCAAGCAGTGTCGCTGTTACGGATCAAGTCCTAAGTACTCCAAAGGAATAGGTAGATGACATTTTCTGAGAAGTTAAACGAACTTCTTTCAAGTCCAACAAGTAGTTTTGCTCAACGAGCTCGCCCTACCTATCCAACAGGTTGGGAGCCTGGAGTTCTTCATGAGGAAGACGGTAACGTTACCGTCACAACAGATCTTGTTCCAAAGATTGATGACGAGGACTCGTGGAAGGCAGCGGTACAAGCTTTAGGAGTTCAAGTCCCAGAAGGTTGGACTGTTCGTCTTTATGAAGCACGCTACGATCCCGCCGCATGGCACCGTGACAGTGAAGGATCCGAGGCGGTAACACGACCAGCCTGGAGATATCGCTTTAAGGTAGAACAGGCACGCGTAAGTGACGTTAAATACGATGATCTTATTGATCTTATTAAAAAACATAAGCCGCATAAGCCAAGCGGTAATGAAGTTGGAACACTGCAGTGGGTTTTAGCCACAGGTGACTGGCAACTTGGTAAGACAGACGGCGATGGCGCTGATGGAACTGTAAAACGAATACTAGACTCGCTGGATCAATCAATTGAACGCATTAAAGAGTTAAAGCGTGTAAAGAAGTGGTCAGGTAGCGCGGTATTGGCCTTAACAGGCGATTGCGTTGAGGGCTTTCTTTCTCAAAATGGCGCAAACATGTGGCGCACCAATCTTACGATGACAGAGCAGGTTAGACTATACCGCCGCCTCGTGTTTGAGATGACAACACGACTTGCAGGAGAGGTAGATAGCCTTCTCGTCACCGCAGTTCCTGGAAACCATGGAGAGACGGTTCGCACCGCAGGAAAGATGTCAACGCGAATGGATGATTCATGGGATATTGATGCGGTTATTGCAGTTGCGGATACGCTCAAGACAAATCCACAAGCATACTCGCACGTCAAGTTCGTTATGCCAAGCAAGGATGAGGGCACCGTAGTCTTAGATCTAGGTGGAACCATAACCGCGCTTGCGCACGGGCACCAGGTGCCTCGCGGAGACGTTCCTAAGTGGGTTGCTGAGCACGCTAAGAACATGGCGCCCGTCGGTGACGCTCACCTTGTAATTACAGGGCATCATCATCATCTTCGTATTCAATCGCTAGGGCCAAGAACCTGGATACAGGTTCCAGCCATGGAGTCGGAGTCAGTGTGGTGGAGACACCGCACAGGCGAAGTTTCTCCTCCAGGAATGGTAAGTGTTCTTGTAGGTAACGGAACATGGTCCGATCTGGCAATTTTGTAAAATATCCAAGTAATAAACTAAATCTATTGGTAGTATTTACCTGCCGACTACTGTAGTTTTGTAAGCAAAGAAGTGGGCGCGGTTTTTGTTACACAAGAACGGAGCCTAAGTTGCCGACCTGGTCCGATGATGTGGTTATTCGCACCGTCATAGGTACATACCTTACGTCTCAAGGCATTGCTGGTCGTGGAACGATTACATTTACTCCAACCACTACTGTATATGACACGGATGATGCGGTAGCTGTAAGCTCACCTATTACGGTAACCCTAGATGCAACGGGTTCATTTAGCATAGATCTTCCAACCACAGATAACGTACTTCTTTCTCCTACAGGTTGGGCATATGAAGTTTCAATTCGCATCAGCGGAGTTAAATCAACTAACGTAAGAGTTTTCATACCTCTAGGTGATGGAAGTGACGTTGATCTTTTCTCACAAATTGGTCGCCTTGTTCCAACTACAACATCAGGTAGGGCTCCATCACTTGGAGTTTCCGCTCGTGGTCCAATTGGTCCAATCGGTGCAACAGGAGCTACTGGAGCAGCTGGGACTGCAGCAAACACTGGAGCGACTGGTGCAACTGGCAACACCGGACCAACAGGAGTAACAGGTGTAACTGGAGCAGGAACAACAGGTGCAGTTGGACAAACAGGCGCTACAGGTGTAACAGGCCCGCAAGGAACTTCAATCAATGTTATTGGAACAGTTGCAAACACTGGCTCACTTCCAGCAACTGGCTCGACAAACGACGCATACATTGTCACCGCAGACGGCGATCTTTATATTTGGAACGGATCTGCTTGGACAAGTGTTGGACAAATAGTAGGTCCACAAGGAAACGCAGGCGCACAAGGAAATACAGGTGCAACAGGCTCGACCGGTGCAGTTGGTGCAACAGGTGCAACAGGCGCTGGTGAAACTGGCGCAACAGGTGCAGTTGGAAATACAGGAGTTACCGGTGCAGTTGGTGCAACAGGTGCAACAGGCGCTGGTGAAACTGGCGCAACAGGTGCAGTTGGAAATACAGGAGTTACCGGTGCAGTTGGTGCAACAGGCTCGACCGGTGCAGTTGGTGCAACAGGTGCAACAGGCGCTGGTGAAACTGGCGCAACAGGTGCAGTTGGAAATACAGGAGTTACCGGTGCAGTTGGAAGTACTGGAGTTACCGGTGCAGTTGGAAGTACAGGTGTAACAGGTGCTGGTGAAACTGGCGCAACCGGTGCAGTTGGTGCAACAGGTGCAACAGGCGCTGGTGAAACTGGCGCAACAGGTGCAGTTGGAAATACAGGAGTTACCGGTGCAGTTGGTGCAACAGGCTCGACCGGTGCAG